CCGAAAACGAGAGGGCTACGGTGGTATTCTCGGATATTCCGGTAGTTAAGCGAGGCGAAAAATGACAAGACAAGAGAAAGAGGATCAAGCACAGCTTGAGTGGCTGCGGAAATGGAAAGAACGACGGAAGGAAAAAAGAGACGTGAGAAAAAAGTCACTGTTTTATAAGATTCTAAGGAAACTTGGAATTATAAAGGACTACGAGGAAGACATAAGAACAAGAATGGAGATGTGCGAAAGAGCAATAAAGGCAAATGTATGTCCTGAAGATTGTGACATTTGCGCATGGGACACGAAGGGAGGGATTGATTACAATGGTTATATTACGACCAGTAGGAACAATAGGAAACCGTCTGAAATATCTAAGAAAAATCAGAGGACTGACAAGAGAAGAGGCAGCAGTCAAGCTAGACATGAAGGAGGAAAGACTGCAAGATCTTGAAACAGGAAGAAAAGGGCTGACGCTAGGAGAAGCAATCAAATATGCGGATACATATAATGTGTCTTTAGAGTACATAGCAGGGAGAAAGAAAGTTGAATATTGAAGATGCAATTAGAATCATTAAGGGGTTGGATACATCCAATAGCGAAGAAAACATCGAAGCAAAGAAAATGGCAGTTAAAGCATTAGAAAAACAGAGACAAAAGAAGATTGAAACATGGAACGGACAAGCATCGTGCCCACGCTGCAAATTTTGCGGGCAGGCTCTTGATTGGAGTGATGAACAGTGAAAAGAAGTACAGACACACGCTGGAGTCCAGCAGAGATCCAGCAGAACCAAAAAGAACATTATGCTGATATGGCAGAACATCCGCCGGATCGGAAGGCAAGCGAGAAGTTTCACCGGCCGGCATACCAAGCAGGCAATCTGATCGAAGCACAGGGGCAGCAGTTGTGGCATGGAGATGTAGCAGAATACTTGGCAAGAAAGTACAAGATAGGAGATGATGCCAATGGAGAAGAGACTGGAAGAAAACAATGTAAAAAACGAGAACGACAGGAAGAAAACCTATCTCAGGGCATACAGGAAACATGGGAAGAGAATCAAGAGGATTGAATCAGAGATTGAAGAGATCAGGAACATGAAGATGTATCCTTCATCGAATAATGATGGGATGCCACATGGATCGAATCAAAGCGATCTAAGTTCTTACGCGGCAGCTCTTCAGGAAAGAGAGGACAAGCTGTATCAAGAGGGAGTAAAGCAAGTACAGACCTATAAGGACATAGAATACAGAATTAATAAGCTGGAGGATCAGGATGAAAGAGATGTTATGTTCTACAGGTATATCAAAGGATTTGAGTGGTGGCGGATAGCACAACTCATGGAATACAGTGAGAGCTGGATCTACGAGTTACACGGGAGAGCACTGAAAAAGATTCAAATTAATTAAAGAGTGGAGTTCACTGGAGTTTTACCTGTGTTAATATGGCATTGTCGAAAGACAGACAGATACATACGGAACTCCTTGGAAGAGACACTTGCGATCTTACCAGCAGGTGTCTTTTCGTATGAAGGGCACAAGGATACTATGACAGATAAAGAAGCAAAGAAATTTTACAACTCAACATTGTGGAAGCATAAGCGGATGCAGATCCTAGAGAGAGATCACTATGAATGCCAGGACTGCCGCAAACGATTGAGGAATGCAGTGGCAGCAGGTCACATCCTGCAAGGAGAAGACAGAAAGATCAGAAGAGCTGAAGAGGTGCATCATATTGTTGAACTAAAAGAGCATCCGGAGCTGGGGTTGGAAGACGACAACCTGATCAGTCTATGTGTGAAGTGTCACAATCTGCGACATGGAAGGACTCCAAGAAGATTCCAAAGAAAGAAGAAGCTTGCGAGCAAAGAAAGATGGTAGACCCCCCGGTAAATTCTCAGCGATTTTTCCTGAGTGAAGAACGGGGATGTAGCCATGACTCTGGAGAAATTTTAAAATCTCGCGTGAAAAGGGCAGGGGGGGTCAAATTTCAGGACTCACTATAAGAAGGAAAGTTTTCAGATAACTTCAAAAAAGGCTTAAAAAGAGCGAAAAAAGAAGTGAAAAATTGATAAAAATGGCATGATTTGAGTGAAAAAGGTGGTGAAAAGATTGACTCAGAGGAAGAAAACACTGACACAGACGGAGATAAAAGAATCGTTAGTAAAGCAGTTGAAGTTGCGTGGAATGAACGCAGAATTCTATAAGGATTTAGTTGATGATTATGTATATTATTGGTCATTGAAAAAGAAACTGATTGCAGATATTAGAAAAAAAGGAATCCGGTATGAAACCATCAATGGGAATGGTGTCAGCGTAGAAAAAGCGAATGAATCTGTGGTCAATCTGCAGAAGACTACAGCAACCATGTTAAAGATTCTTGCGGACCTGAAACTGAAAGAACCAATTCCGGAACCGGAGCAACCGACTGATGGTTACTTGTAAGGAAATTGACGACTATCTCAAATATGCCGAAGAGCATCCGAAATGGATAAATAAAAAGAGAAAATTACTGATAGAAAACATCGTGAAGCCGACATTGAAGCGAAACGATGTTTTTTTTGATGAAAAAACATATAGGAACTGTCTACAGTACTGCAAAACAAATTACTACGAACTATTTCCATTCCAAAAGTTCATTTATGCGTTTGCATTTATGTATGTGGATGACATTCCGGTATTTTCAAAGTTCTTCATCAAGGAAGGACGTGGAAATGGTAAAGATGGATTTATCGTGCCGCTGGTAAATTTCTTTCAGACTCCGCTCTACGGAGTGAAAAATTACCATGTTGAAATTGTGGCGAACTCAGAGAGCCAGGTTAAGGACACATTCAAGGTAGCTTATGACATGCTACATGATAATCCAAAATTCAAGGGAAAGTTTTCGGTCACAAAGGAACTTATCACGAACCTGGCAACAGGATCGGAGATGAAATACAACACTTCGAACGCAAAGACCAAGGATGGTAAGCGAACAGGATGTCTTGTCCTGAACGAAATCCATGCCTACGAGAACTATGACCAGATCAATGTATTTGAATCCTCTTTTGGTAAGGTCAAGCATTCGAGAGAGTTCATCATTACAACAGATGGATATGTCAGAGATGGTCCACTAGATGAAATTTCGGCAATGTGCGCTGAGATTTTGGAGACAGGAGAGAATTTGCTAGGGTACTTCCCGTTCATTTGCGAGATTGATGACATGAAAGAAATCGATGATCAGGAGGCATGGCACAAGGCTAATCCTTCGATGGAATACATGCCAATTCTTGCGAATCAGATCATGCATGATTATCTGGAAATGAAGAAGATTCCATCGAAGCGTGCTGAATTTATTACAAAACGAATGGACAGATCGGCACGAAAGGAAGAGGAGACGGTCACAACATGGCAAAATGTCCTGAGAGCATGTTATGAAGGTGAGACAATGGAAGAACTGGAACGAAAGATTCCGCGGATAACATTGGACACGCGAGGACAGGCAGCAGTGATCGGCATTGACTATGCGGATGTGCGAGACTTCGCATCAGCGGGCGTTCTGACCAAGACAGATGATGGAGAGTGGATATGGAGACAACACACATGGATCTGCGCAGACTCTCCGTTCATTGATTCAATCAAATTCCCGTTGCGCAATGCCGGACAAGAAGAGTTTGAGGATTTTGAAGTTGTCCAAGGTCCGGTGATTGATGTAAATATAATAGCCGATTGGTGCATGAAACAGTTCCAGGACTACGATGTGAAGAAAATAGCGATGGATACTTATCGCTACACATTATTCAAGACAGCATTTGAAGAAAGAGGTCTCACGATTGAGGACAAGAAGAACCCACATGGTATTGTTCGGCTGGTTAGAAAGATAACATCAGCAACAGGAATTATTGCTCCGTTTATTCAGTCCATGTTTTCACAGGGGATGATCAACTTCGGACCATCAGCGATCATGCGGTGGTACACGAATAACACAAGCGTGAGCGAGGATAAGTTTGGAAATAAAAATTTCGGCAAGATAGAACCGAAATTGAGAAAAAATGATGGATTTATGGCTTTCGATGTGGCTATGTTCTGCAAGGATGAGCTGGAAGTTCAGATAATCTATGTTTAACAGGAGAAGAGAAAATGTTTGATTTTTTATTCCAAGACAGGAACAAAGAAATACAGTCTTTGGCAGAAATCATTGCAGTTGACATGGAAAAGCTGAATCTTTCAAAGCTTGCCATCGAGAAAGCAATTATGATGATCGCCAAGGCAATAGCAAAGTCTGACATACTGATCCAGACGGAGAGCAAAGAAAAACACAAGAAAGAATACAGGCTAAACGTACAGCCCAATGACAACGAATGTGGGACAGTGTTCTGGACGGAAGTGGTTAAGCAGCTGCTAACAGAACAAGAAGCTCTGATTATTCCGCTAAGTGGTAAATATTACAGAGCGACATCATGGTCACACACGAATGAAGTGATGATGAAGCGAGTTTACAAAGATGTGATGTTAAGCTGCGGAGGTGAAAATCTTACAATTTTCAGCACATTTCAATCTGATGAAGTGATTCATCTAAGATATGACAATGCAAGGATTCGATTGTACTTACAGAATGTAGTAGGGCAATTTGATAAGACGATGGATTCCATTAATGCAATGATGCAGCTGTCCAGCCAACCAAGATTCAAACTGAAGCTTGGAACGAATGCATTATCATTCAGAGAAAAGCAGGCAGATGGTACAGACAAGGTAATGACAAAAGACCAGTATGTTTTAAAAATTAAAAAACTACTGACGTCAGATGCCCTTGAAGTTTTAACAGAACAAGAGAATGCATCCGTGGAACAGCTGCAAATAAATACAGCAGTGAAAGCTGAAGAACTGGCAAAGATGGCTTTGCAGATCAATAACGAGGTGGCAAATGCTTTCGATATTCCAGAGGCCGTATTTAATGGCAATATCACAGAAAAATCAGATGCAACAAATGAATTTATCACATATGCTGTCAGTCCGGTAGCAGAAGTGATAAATGATACTTTGACAGCTTATGTTGTCGGAGAGGATGATTACTGCAGTAAAAACGAGAAAGTCATGGTATGGCTTGCACGCTTTAAACATGTTGATGTTGTAGACAGTGCAGTAAATCTTGATAAACTCAGAGGAATTGGATTCCATCTCGACGAAATCAGAGGGATGGTCGGATATCCGTTACTCAATACAGAATTCAGTACAGAGCGAGCTCTGACAAAGAATTACGGAGGGGAGGGAAGCAACAATGCGGCACAAGAAACCTGATTCATAGGAGGTGATCCAATTATCTCGGAGCTGTCCGTTAAACAGTAATAACAGGGAAAGGAAAAGAACATGGAACAGAAAAAAGTTGTGTATAGATTCCAGCAAACGGATAACGTGCATGAGATTTTCATTTTTGATGAGATTAGAAAAATCGGTCCGTTCAATTGGGATACATGGCAGTATGATGACTCTGAGACATCAGCCAAGCATTTCAAGGAACTTCTGGATGCCATTCCGGAAACAGATGAGATCAAGATCTATTTCAACAGCAATGGTGGAAGCGTAGACCAGGGGACAGCCATCTACAACATGCTTCAACAGCATGGATCCTATAAGACGGGAATTGTAATGGGCGGATGTCATTCTATCGCATTTACAATTTTGCAGGCGTGTGATAAGCGTATCATGGGACAGGGAACAACAGCCATTATTCATGATATGTGGGAGACAGTTACAGGAAATGCAGCAGATCTGAGGGCAGAAGCAGACAATCTGGATGTAGCAATGGACAGTTGTGTGGCTCTGTTCATGCAGCGGGCTACGGTTTCAGAAGAAGAGCTCCGGGAGATGATGCATAAGACTACAACCTTATCTCCACAGAAGGCTCTGGAGTATGGCTTGATCGATGAGATTGGCGTTGCGCAGAAGGTGGAAGATCCGGATATGAAACTGCAGGAGGTAATCAAAGAAAACAAGGCACTTCAGATGGAACTGAAAAGCAGAAATGAGCATCAGAAGCAGTTAGCTGAGTTCTATCAGCTGACTCATAAGAAAAAAGAAAAGACGGAAGAAAAGGATAGCACCGGTTGGGGTGCATTTTTTGGTTAGGAGGAAATGAAGAATGAGGATTGAAGATTTAAGCCAGGAAGTAAAAGACAAAGTGAAACAGCTTCTGGACAATGCACCGGCAGATCAGAAAGCAGAAGCAATTATGCAGTCAATTGAAATGATCGATGAAGCAATGCACGCCGATCTGATTCAGCAGGTAGTAGCAGAGGCAGAAAGAGCAAGCAGAGATGCAGATTACAAGAGACAGCTTGGACTCCGTAACCTGTCTCAGAAAGAAAAGAAATTCTACGAGAATTTTAAGGACATCAAGCAGGCGTTCACAGCAAACCAGATCGACATCATTCCGACAGAGATTATTGATCGTACACTGGATGATGTTAAGAAAGCATCGCCAATCCTGAAACTTGTAAATATGGCACCGGCAAATGTGAAGAAATGGATTGTGGCATCTCATTCAGGCGCAGCAGTTTGGGGACCTCTTACAGATGATATCAAAGGCGAACTTTCAGCAGAGGTAACAGCTCTGAATATCGACCTTCACAAGCTCACAGCTTATCTCGTTATTCCAAAATCAATCAGAGAGCTGTCTATGGAATTCGTTGATAGATATTTTATGGCTATCCTGTCTGAGGCCATGCAGGACGGACTTGTGAAAGGATACCTCGATGGAGATGGAAAGACAGGTCCAATCGGAATCTTTCGTCAGATTGGAACCGTAGAGTCAGCCGGAACAAATAAAGCAAAAACTGTTCTCACTACGGTTACAAAATTCTCTCCGAAGGGGCTTGCAGAGGTTAGAAAGACTCTTACTAATGATGGAAAACGTGTGGTTGATAAGCTCTATCTTATCTGCAATCCGTCAGACGAAGCAGAATATGTGGATCCGTGTATGTACGGAGAGGCTCTGACAGGCGGATATGTCAACAAGTCATTCATTGACATCGAAAAAATTGTTGATGCTAACTGTCCAAAAGGAAAGGCTGCATTTACAATCGCCGGATACTACACAATGGGAACAGCAGGAGTTCGCGTTGATGAGTATGATCAGACAAAAGCAATTGAGGATGCAGATCTTATCGTGGCAAAATGCCACGCAAACGGTCGTGCGGTTGATGACAATGTTGCGGTTGTCTTCGATGTTACAAAGCTCGAAGAGTATGTTCTTCCGGTGAATCAGGTAACAGTGCCGAAACAGGCCTAAGATAGAACAGGAGGCGGGACATGAATGAGAAAGAACTTGCCAGTCTTGTAGAAGAAATGCGGGAAGAGTTCCAGATTCCGCCATACTACGAGGACAAGCAACTTGCAAATTTGGCAAAAGAAGGTGAACACGCAGTTGGGAGATTGAATCCCGGCTGCAGTATCACAGAAGACTTGACCTATCGAATGCTATTAAAAAATTACATGTATTATGCTTACCATCACAGAGTCAGTGAGTTTATGGACAATTATTCCAGTATGATCTTGACCTGGCAGATGGAGACGGAGGTGGATGCAGATGGCAATGCCTGAGTATACAGACGGAGTCTTAGAACTGTATGAGATAACAAATGACGAATCGGAAGATTATCCGGAGGAGAGACTCAAATACACTGGATTGCACATTTGGTATCGCGAGCTTGCAGTATATGACACGACAAGAGCCAAACTGTCAGCAGACAGCGTTGAGGTTACTTACAAGCTTGCAATACCGCAGTATAAGAAAATCAACAGTAAATGCATCTGTCTTATCGATGGGGAACAGCATGAAATCTATAATGTTGCTCATACAACTACAAAAGATGGATTTAAGGAGTCGGAGCTGACATTGAAGACACCGGCATATGAAAGAGAGGTAATCGATGACACAGAAAGAACTGAGTGAGATCTTGCACGATATTGGCTGTCCTGTGAATGAGGGAGTCAGTAGTCTCAAAAATGAAAAGGTATTCCCAAGAATTGATTACTGGGAGATTATGTGGGAAGACACAATGGCATCCGGAGATGATTATGAGAACGAGATTACATGGCAGATTAGTTTTTATGCTAGAAAGCCACGCAATCCGAAACTGATCGCATTGAAAAACCGTCTGAATGAGCTTGGCTACCATCCGACCATTGCTCACGAATACGTGACAGAAGACCGTGTATGGCATTCTTACTTCTCAATTACAACTGATGGAGTGATTGGATGAGTAGCGAGATTACATTTTACGATGGAGGGCTTGAAGACTTCGAGGAGCTGTTGAAACAGTATTCCGAGAACGTAAGCCCGGACAAAGCACTTGACGCAGTGGAAGAGGGGGCAAAGGAGTTCGTGAATGATCTTCTGAGACTCCCAAAACCACGAAGTCAGATCACAAAAGCGGGGTACACGCATATTGTGAGCACATTCGCACTGGAAAGAACTGACAGCGGAATTAAGGTTGGATGGGGCAAGTATTACGGTCCAATGCTTGAGCATGGAACCAGGAAGATGGCAGCAAGGGCACACTTGAAGCCACTCTTTGAAAGAAACAAGGAAAAATACTACAAGAAGATGACAGAGAGCATCTTTGGTTAGGAGGTTGACTAATGTCTATTAATACAAAAAAACCGGCTATGAAACAGACAGTCGGTGCACAGTATATGTGTTTTGCTGATGCAACAGAGGACAACGAGTACAACGGTACTTATGAAGCTGATGTTGAGAAGACAGAGGTTGTGAAGAGTGTAAAAGTCACAGAAAACTCTGAGACGAGTGATGCGTATGCATCCGGAAAGATTTACGATTCTGATTCACCAATGTCCAGTATTGATATCGAGGTATCTGTGATCGCATTCCCGGACGATACAATCTCCAGGATGCGTGGAGAGACAAAAGGAACAAGTGGGCTTATCCTTGCAGGAGGAAACAGTGAAAGACCATTCTTCGCTTATGGCAAGGTTGTGAAACTGAAAAACGGAAAATCTCGTTATGAGTGGTTCCCAAAATGCAAGCTTGTTGAGAACTCCGATGATATTGCAACATCTGAAGAGAAAGCAAGTGAGCAGACAGACACGATCAAGATTAGAGCATATCCGTTTGATGCAGCAGGAAATATCGTGAGCAAGGTCACAGAGTCCACGGCACCGGCGGGACTTACAGAAGAGAAGTTCTTCGCAAAACCGATTCTGACGGATGCAGACCTTACAACAGCAATAGGAGCGTGATCACATGAAATCCAAGCTGATTAAGTTAACAGACGGATCAAAACTGGAAGTAAAAGTTAATTTTTACACTTTATATCTGGTAAAGATGAATGGAATTGACAAAAAACTGGATGGAAGAACAGAGGAAGATTTGACCGAAGAGGAGAATGTCGAACTTGCAGGCAAACTGATCTATGTGATTCTTCGGTCAAACGGTCTCAAAGTAGACGAGGAAGAGGCAATGATGCTGACTCCGATGGATGCCGACAGCATCCGTGAGATTTTCGAGGAGTTTGAAAAAAGACTCAACGAATATAAAAAAAAAGAACAGGCAAAGAAGTCTGTTGCTCCGAGGGCGAAGAAGTCAGCGAGGCAATAGACATCGACTGGGCAGAATACATGGTGTGTGCAAGAAAGATGGGAATGAGTGAAGATGAATTTTGGAACTCAGATCCTGTCTTTTTTAATGAATGCCTGGAAGTATTCACAGAACTAGAAAAACGGAAGGGAGGTGCTTTGATTGGCTAGTAATGACGGCTTGAAAACTGTCGGGTTGACCTTCAAAGCAGATGGAGCGGTTGACTTTAGAAAATCACTGACAGATGTAAACAATGCGGTCAATGAGAACAGGTCAGCCTTTAAACTTGCAAAGTCTGAATGGGATAAAAGTACATCGTCAGCCGATAAACTGAGAGCGACGCAGGAATATCTACAGAATCAGACAGAAGCGTATACGCAGAAAGTCGATAGGCTGACAGAAATCTTGAAAGCACAGGAGAATGCACAAGTGCGAGATGAAGCTGCTATCTCCAAAACAAGGCAGCAGTTGGATAATGCAAAAGCATCTCTGAATAACTACAAGAGCGGACTTGAAGATGTAAATAAGAAGCTGGAAAGCGGTGCTGCGACACTGGAAGATTACTCCAAGAAGGTTAAGGACTTCAGCGATACCACCGGAAAGATTGGAAGTTCACTCACAAAGAATGTGACGGCTCCAGTTGCGGCAGCAGGCACAGGAATTATGGCAGCATGGGCGCAGGTTGATGAAGGAATGGATATCATCGTGCAGAAGACGGGCGCTACTGGTGATGCACTGGAAGACATGCAGGATTCTGCAAGGAATATAGCCAAAACCATTCCGACAGACTTTGCAACAGCTGGTTCGGCTGTCGGAGAGGTCAACACAAGGTTTCATCTGACAGGACAGGAACTGGAAGATTTGTCGGCAAAGTTTGTTCGGTTCGCAGAATTAAATGATACAGATGTATCTTCTTCCGTTGATAGCACACAGAAAGTTATCGAGGCATTCAACCTGACAGCTGAAGATGCTGGTGCACTGCTCGACACAATGAATAAGGTCGGACAGGACACTGGAATCTCAATGGATACGTTGTCCTCGTCAATGGTCAGCAACGCTGCATCACTCAAAGAACTCGGAATGTCTGCTGCAGACGCTGCTACATTTCTTGGCCAGTGCGAGACATCAGGAGTTGACACAAGTGCAATTATGGCAGGACTTAAGAAAGCCCTTGTCAATGCATCAAAAGAGGGTAAGAGCATGAAAGATGCGCTGTCAGAGCTGCAGAATACGATGGTTAATGTAGGGAGTTCTTCTGAGGCTTACAATGCTGCGGTTGAGCTGTTCGGAGCGAAAGCTGGTCCAGCACTCGCAGAGTTCTGCCAAAGTGGAAAGCTAAACTTTGACGAATTAGGCGCAACGCTCAATGATAACCTCGGAAGTGTCAACGATACATTTGAAGCTACACTGGATCCGGCTGACCAGTTTAAATTGACACTGAACGAATTGAAAGATGCTGGATTTGAAGTTGGAAATGCATTAGGACCAGTCCTTGCGGATTGTTTACACATTGTCACTCCGATTCTTCATGACATCATTGGTAGTTGGAATTCACTGTCTCCTGGTACACAGGAAATGATTATAAAGTGTGCGCTGTTGGTTGCAGCACTAGGGCCCGTCTTCAGTATAATCAGCAAGGTTTCTGGTGGTGTGTCCACTGTGATTGATGTAACGTCAAAGCTAACACCAACCATCAGTGGGGCAAAAACAGCCTTCGCAGCATTTAACGCAATTCTTATGGCGAATCCAATCTTTTTAGTTATTGCAGCTGTTGTTGCGTTAATTGCAATTTTCGTTACACTTTATACAAAATGCGAGTGGTTCAGAGACGGAGTTAATGCAGTGTTTGCATCGATTCGTGATTTCATCAAGGGAGTAATCGACAAAATCAAGGGATTCTTCAACTTTGAGTGGAAACTTCCCAAAATTAAACTTCCACATTTCAAGGCGAGTGGAGAATGGTCGCTTGTTCCACCAAAAGTTCCGAAATTCTCGGTTGACTGGTACGCAAACGGTGGTATCCTGAACAGCCCAACTATTTTCGGAATGAACGGAGACAGAGCAATGGGCGGTGGCGAAGCAGGGGCAGAAGCGGTTCTGCCAATCGAATTGCTGAAGACATACATCCGTGATGAGATGCAGACAAACAATGCTGCGCTTGCTCAGATGATTGCAGAGGCACTGTCAGAGCTGACATTTGTTATTGAAAATAACATTGCACTGGGCGATAAGAAGCTTGCAGAGATTCTTGCGGACGCGGTAATCAAGAAGATGTCCTCCAGTGTGAAATGGAAGAAAGGAGCTGTGGGAGCATGATGGACGTGGAATACAATGGAGTCCTTGGCTCAAGTTTTGGAATCTATGCTAAGACACTTCCGGCAATCCCATCAGCTGTGAAGAAAGAGTCCTCGGTTGAAATTCCGGGGACTGATGGAACAATGTTTTTGCTTGAGGGCGGTTATGAGACGACCGAAATCAAGGTTGATTTTAACTTTATCGGTGACGCTGACCAGTGGGATGAGCGGCTTGCACTTGCAAAGAAATGGCTCTCGGCAAGAGGAAAGTTCCTGAGACTTGGAAGTGATCCACGATACTGCTACAAGATCTTGAAAGTCACCGTGGACGATGCAGAGCATACGAGCGAACGCATCGGAAACTTCAAAGCGACGTTCCTGACAAAAGACGGCTTGAGATACCTTTGCGAGGGATTATATGAGCAGAGAGCAGAAGATATCGGCTATCATGCGGGCGAAGTATCCCATCCAGTTTACAAGATTCTTGGAGAGGGTGCCTGCACGCTGACCGTAAACGGAAAGACAATGACAGCAAATGTAGGACAGAACCTGACCATTGACACAGACAGACAGCTTGCTTATAGATCAGACGGAACTCTGAATAACACGGCGGTTACTGGAAATTACGAAGACCTTGTGTTGGTTGAGGGGGACAATAAAGTGACTATAACAGACGGATTTGATTTGAAAGTCATTCCGTATTGGAGGTACTTATGATTCAGATTTACAGTCCAGAGAATAAAGACTATGAGCACAATGGAGACATGACACTGATGCCAGAAGAGGCTGAAATCCATGTAATCCTAAATGGAGAATGGACAGCAACCATTGAGCACCCGATTGACGATGAGGGACGGTGGAAGTACATCACAGACAATGCAGTTGTAAAGATGCCATCGTTCAACGGAGAGCAGTTGTTCCGCATTCAGAACAAAGAGAAGAGCGATTCCGGGGTAAGTGCAGAACTTACTCCAATCTTCCTGGATGCCAAAGAGGATTGCTTTCTAGTAGATGTACGACCGACAGAGAAGAGCGGTCAAGAGGCATTGGACATAATGACAGCTCCGAATAAGACGTATATAGCAAAGTCAGACATCAAGAAGACCTCGACAGCGTACTATCAGACGAAGAATCTGATTGAAGCTATCAATGGAAATGATGACAACGCATTTACAAAACGCTGGGGCGGTGAAATCCTATACAACAACTACGAAGTGATTGTGAACGAGCGTGTCGGTGCTGATCGCGGCGTTCACGTTGTATACGGCAAGAATATTGTTAAAGACGGATTCTCCGAGACAATCGACATGACTGATGTTGTGACAAGAATTGTTCCGAAGGCTTACAACGGATACATGATTGAAGGTGAAGCGCCGTGGGTTGATTCTCCGATCATCGATAAGTATCCAACAGTTCACTACGGTGTGATCACATTCGATGATGTCAAGATGCGAGCTGATGCATCGGAGGATGATGAAGCGAATGGAGTCATCGTCTGCGACACTCAGGAACAGCTTGAAAAGGCTCTGACAGATAAGTGCATAGAACAGTTTGACGCAGGTGTGGACAAGCCTAGCATCACGATTGAGGTCAACATGGAACTGTTGCAGAACACAGAGCTTTATGATGATGTGAAAGAGCTTGAGACAGTCTCTTTGGGTGACACGGCACACTGTAGTCACTCAAAGCTCGAAATCGTAACAGATGCGAGAGCAATAGAACTGACGTGGGATGCAGTTCGGAATAAAGTAACTTCTGTCAAGTTGGGAGACTTCCAGTACAACTTCTTAGACAACGCATCTTCCGTCATGAACCGAGTTGAACAGGCTATTCGTGAGGACGGTTCAGTTATCGGTCAGCAGATTCAAGGAATCATCAACGGAGTGCAAGCACAGATGCGTGCACAGTCATCCATTGCGAAAAAGCAAGAAGTTAGAGCGATTCTGTTTGAAGATTTAGATCCTGATTCCACAACCTTTGGCGCAATGTGTCTCGGAACGCTTGGGTTTGAGATTGCCGGAGAACGTACAGAAGATGGAAAAGGCTGGAAGTGGTCAACCTTCGGCACTGGAAAAGGATTCTATGCAGATTTTATCGTTGCTGGAACAATGCTTGCTGACCGAATCAAGGGCGGAACACTGGAGCTTGGAGGCAAGGACAACGGAAACGGTATTGCAAGAGTGATGGATGCAACTGGAAAAGAAATCGTCCGTCTTGACAAGAATGGAGTCTATGCTATTGGAAGTTATGTATGTGAGAATGTTGGGGGATTGAATAGAAGAACAGAAATAAAATCCGGTTCAATTATGTTTTCCAAGAGAGATAAAAGCAATCCTATATTCATAGAAAGGTCAGGAGATGCAATTGTGGTTCGATACGGAGGAACATTTGAAGATGCAACAGATTCACATACGCTGATGAGAATATTTAGTGATGCGATATATTTCGATACTGATAAAATCGGACCCGGAGGAGCGGCAGGAAAGACAGGAAGAGCCGTGTTTTCAGACGGGACATATATGGACTTTGAAAACGGATTTTTTATGGGAGGAACAACGAAAGAGGGTGAAATCTGATGTCTTGGACGATAAGCAACAATTATTTGACAGAGGTTCAGATGCAAGGAAACGCACTGGAAGTATGGAAGTACTTCTCGGGCAAAGGCTGGACCCTGAACGCGATCGGCGGTATCCTCGGCAATATGGAAAAAGAGTCAAACATCAATCCGGGGTTGTGGCAAAGTCTGAAATACGGCAATTGCAGTGGCGGGTATGGTCTTGTTCAGTGGACACCGGCCACAAACTACACGGATTGGGCGAAATCAAACGGGTACGATATCACGGATCCGAACGGACAGCTCTATTGGATTGATGCATTGTCGGCATCAACCGGCCAGTGGATTTCCACAAGTGCTTACAGTATGACATGGAATCAGTTCAAAAGCAGTTCGGAATCTCCGGAATATCTCGCCAGTGCATTCCTGAAGAACTTTGAACGCGCCGGAGTTGAAGTTGAGTCTGCCAGACGAAGTGCAGCTAGAAAATGGTATGACTACTTAGAAAAGTATGCAGAAGGAAGTAAGATTATCGATAATGCTGTGAGTTGGGCAGTGAATATTGCAAACGATGACAGCCACGGCTACGATCAGACACACAGGGACGGACCGGATTACGATTGTTCGTCCCTTATTTGTTGGGCGTATTCCAATGCAGGACTCAATACAAGACCAGGATATACACCAGCAACCGGATCCATGTATGATGTTTTCGTTGATGCAGGGTTCGAAGATGTGACATCACAAATAAATCTTTCCAACGGATCCGGATTAGTCAAAGGAGACGTACTTCTGAAACCAGGAAGCCATACAGAAATGTATATTGGCAATAGTCAGCTTGTGGGAGCATCACAGAATGAACACGGCGGAGTCACGGGTGGCCAGACAGGAGATCAGACTGGCGAGGAAATCCATGTGCATGGATATTACAACTATCCATGGCAGTATGTATTGAGGTATCCAGGGGGCGGAGTTGCACCAGTGCAAGGACTTTATATTGTCAAGTGGATACCGGGATAAAATAATTCAGATAAGAAAGGAATGAAACAAATGAATACAATCAAAAGAGATGTTTACGTGTTAAAAAACACGATTAAGATTCCGATTGAAGTGACAAAAGGAACGGATGCCATCACGTTTGAGTTTACGGTCCGGGATTATAACATTCCAGCTACAGCTGCAGCAGTAGCTTATGCGTATCGAATGGGAATGAAAAAACCAAATTCAACACTGTGTGATGTGTCAGGAAATGTCATCAGTTTCCAGCCGAGTGCGAACTTCTTTGAAGTTGGGAATAATGAACTACAGATCCGCGTGATCAATGAGGACAAGTCTTTGATTTCCTTCAAAGAAAAAGTGAAATGCTCTGATTCAATGGGATTTCCTGACGAGGAAGAGGAAGCGGATAAGTCGCTGATTGAACAGATAATTGCACAGAGCGGAAAAGAGTCAGGAGAAAGAAAGGCTGCGGACGAAAAAGAGCGATCTGAGAGAAAAACAGCAGATGAAACAGAAAAATCCGAACGTCAAAAAGAAATCGCGACCGAACGTGCAAGAATCGATCAGCTTACCAAAATGGGAGAGGGCAGCACGACGGGTGATGCAGAACTTGCAGACATTAGAGCGGGAAATGAAGGTGCCACATATTCTAATGCGGGAAACGCAGTAAGGGCTCAGACAAAAGATGTGCCGGTCATGATGGATAATCTACAGAGTCCATATGTTGACATTTCATTACTTGAGCAGGGAAGCATTAACAGCGCTGTAGGTTCAGAAATCGCATCAAGCAAAGTACTCAGATCTGTTGAATTCCACTGGAACAAGAACGGAAAAATAACTGCTCCGGCAGGGTATAAAATCGCAATAGCTAATTATGCTATGCAGCCAGAAGAAAGCGGACAGATGACGAAGGTATATATGTCATTTGAAAATTACAGTGACAGTCAGACGAGTTCAAAAGCGGATGGAGACGCAGAGTCTAGGCGGTTATTAATTAAAAGGTCAGATGGGGCAGACATCAATGCAGAAGATCTCAGGGGCAAGATTGTAACCAATGTCCCGGAACTAAGGGCGATGGATGTGATTGAGAATCTGGAAAAGAAAATCAAGACAGATAAAGTTGACATTACAAAGAATATTGCAAGACTTTCAGCTTTAAAAAGTTGTAGTACAATGGCAGCTGAAAAAGTTGATAATGAAGATGGAAGTATAACCGTTACACCGACAGAAAGTTATGGCAGACTTGATTTTTCATATGATATTCCGCATGATGGAACAAAGCGGTACTTCTTTGTTTCAGTAAATTTTATAACCAATGAAAATAAAACTTATTCAAGTAACATTGCGACTTATTGCTGGAAGAATGGTGAGAATTTACAAGAGATAAAAAAAGAAGTAATCAGAAGATATGGAGAGGGTGAGAATGGAAATTATAGTTCAATTATGTCATATAGAGAAAATCAATATAATGCTGAAAGAATTGATATAGGCCTTATAACTAACACAGGTATTCCATATAAAATTACGAAGGAGTCTATACTGCTTGTAGATGTAACTGATTTGTTTGATTTAATCGGAAATGTTGAAGAACTATATACAAAATGCAAAGAAATATACGGACTAGATTACTGGGAGTATAAAAGAGGCGCACAGACCGCACAGACTGCACAGACTGCACAGACTGCACAGACTGCACAGACTGCACAGACTGCACAGATCGCACAGATCGCACAGACTGCACAGATCGCACAGAGTGCACAGACCACACAGATTAAAGAAAAAGAAATACATGTAGAGTACGATGAATGGATAGGATCAAACAGACCTCTTAAAAAAAATGATGATGGTTCTTATACATATCAGCCGACCATAGAATATGGTGCGATATCAATCACTCCTATAGAACCTTTTAAAGTTGGAAAAAAATATCTTATAATTTGGAATAGGAAGAACGGAATTTTATCAACAGAAGAAAATGCATATACGAGGGCAGCTTTTTTAACAGCAAGTAAATGGGATTATGCCGATGATACACCGCATTATATAGACAATAATGATGGTAACTTCGCTTATTCTGTTTTAACAACACCAAACAATCCATCTACAGATTTAAGTAAATGCTATATAACAGCTGGTTATAAATTCTATCAAACAACACAATATTCATTTAAGCCATATGGTGTATATGAACTTGATTTGGATTTTGAAGTTACGAAAGAAAATGTTGAAGAGATTATCAAGGGCGGAATAAGAATTCACGAAACACTTCAGAACCATGAAGAAAGAATTTGTGATTTAGAAAAAAGCTCCACACAATGTTATTGGAAAGGCAAAAATGCACTTGTTATGGGAGACAGTGTCACAGCGGCGCGAAAATGGCAGAAAAAACTTAATGAAATGTTAGGAATGAATGTCACAACACATGCAAAAGGCGGTGTTGGAACAATAGCAATGGTGGATGGTGATAAAGGACTTGGTGGTGATTACGATAATGAAACATCTGCAAGCGGAGTGTTAAAGCCTTTATCGGTTGATGATGTAAAGGATAAAGATTTGATTGTTGTTCTTCCGGCATATAATGATCGTGGAAAAAAGGATGGAGAAGTAGGCGATTGTTACAAAACGGATGGAAGTGGCCAATCAACGATTGCGGGAATAATTCAGTACACAATCAATCGTATTTATGAGACACTAACACAAGCAAATAACTTAACATGCAAAGTTTTGTATGCAACTCCGCACTGTTCGGGACGATATCCGTATATTGATGCTGATGGATATGAAGAATATCCGGCAGGTAGTGGACGAACAATGGAAACATTAGCAAATACAATCGTAGCTGTTGGAAATCATAATAACATTCCAGTGTGTGATTTATGGCACAATTCTGGAAGTAATAGATATACATGGAATGTGTTTGGAGCAAGTGCAAATCCTGTCAATGAAAAGTATAGCCCATATAAATTAGATTCAACTGGAAATCCGGTAAATACAACACGTATTAAATATACACAAGGACAATCTTATTACCAGATACGAGATGGGAAAGTAGTCCTAGAAGAATATACAGGATCAGCACCATTCCCGTATAATGGTGATCAGTTACATTGCAGTGATGAAGGTTATGAAAGAATAGGAGAATGTATAGTAGGGGCGATTATTTCACATTACGGCAACTAATATTGGAAAACTTCTCCTTTTGTCGTATAATGACGATGAAAGGAGAGTGGAACATGGAGAGATTATGGAGTCGTTATTTTAATTGGAAGAAAAATGACTTTGAAAAAATGTGCGATAAAATAGAGTTTTGTAGTAAACGCGAGAAGTGCAAATTCAATCCAATAGTATGTGCAGAATCTTATCTTAAAGAATATGTTCATGGGGATATAAAAAGATTATTGAAAATAAAAGCTGAAGCGAATAGTCTGTCATATAATGAATATATGGTGACTCTTATCACTATGACAGGAGCAGGAGCAACCGTATTGGGGGTAATTGTAAATATGTACGCAACAGCATTTGGCTTAAAAGAATACATTTTATTTTCATTAATATTTTTTATGCTTATGTGGCAAATAGGTTTAAGAAAGCTTAAAAATGTAAGAACGTGGCAAAAATATGTTATTGTTGTAATAGAAGAACTTGAAATGCAAATGAACGTTAATACCAATCGCAAATAAAAGTGATTGGTATTTTTATACTCAAAATAAAGGTGAACATATGGAAATCAGAGCAAGACCGAAAGGTCTTATTTTTATACTCAAAACAATAATGACAAGAAAGTGAGAACAGAATGAAAGAGCTACTTTTTCAGACTTACACGATAGTGCTTCCGATTCTCTTGGGATATATCGTGTGGCTGTTAAAAAATCAGAAGAAAGACAGAGATGCAAACAGTAAAGGCACAATGCTCCTGTTGCGCGTTCAGTTGATCGAATACCATGCCAAGTACATGAGGCTTGGATACATTCCATCCTATGCTTATCAGAATTTTTGTGAGATGTATGAAGCATATCATGAACTAGGCGGAAATGGAATGGTAACAAAAATGAAACAGGAAATTGACGAGTTACATCTGAAACAGAAAGGAGAATAATCATGGAACAGATTATCAATTACATAAAACCGGAACTTATTGTTGTAGCTATCGCACTGTACTTTATCGGCACGGCAATTAAGCAGTCTGAGACTATCGCAGACAAGTATATTCCTAGCATCTTAGGAATTGCTGGAATCGTGATCTGCGGTATCTACGTGATTGCAACTTGTACTCTTGGAACTGGACAGGAAATCGCAATGGCAATGTTTACCGCAATCGTACAGGGAATTTTAGTGGCTGGATTAAGTAATTATGTCAACCAGTTAATCAAGCAGAGTGGAAAGGAAGAGTAA